AGATAATATTTCTGGTAATACTCTTTTCACAAGATTAGGAAAAATCAACGTCGCAACAGGTGCAACGTTTCATGTATCTTCTGGAACTACATTTATTATGAATGTCTTGAATGTGTTCTAACTAAATAAAAAAAAGATTTAAAAATGTCTGAAGTCAGAGTTGACAACATAACAGGAGAAAATAGAACTGATGCAGTAAAGTTTACCAAAGGCATTAATGTTACTGGTATTGCTACTGTTGGAAATGTATCTGTTGGAAGTTCTGTGACTGCTGCAACTTTTTTTGGAAATGGTGCAGCAATTACAAATGTGAGTGCAGGTAAATTATTAAGAAAAACAGCTTATACTATTACTAGACAATCTATTAGTCATGCTACGTTTCCAAACGATGATACTATTCCACAAATTACAGAGGGAACCGAATTTTTTTCTCAGGCATATACACCAAGCACGGCTAATTGTGATCTAGTTATCTTCGCAAATTGCTCTGTAAGAGAAACTGCTAATAATACTAATCAAAAGGCTATGGCATTGTTTGTAAACGACAACAATGATGCCTTACGAGTAGTGAGTGGATTAACTAATGGTCAGGGTAGTGTTCATGGTGATAATTTTACTCTTATACATAAAATGCCATCTTGGGGTGCATCAGCAAAAACTTTCTCACTCCGAGCACATGGGGGAGATACAATAAATTATTTTTGTGGAACATACAACGGAGTACAATCTTCTCCAAAAATGGGAGCAACAACTCATGCATCATTATTCATTATTGAAGAAATCGCAACTTAATTAAATGTCAGAAATCAGAGTCGAAAACATAACAGGAGAAACTGGTGTTGATGCAGTTAATTTTACGAAGGGTATTAATGCAACTGGAACTCTCACTAGCACAAATGTATCAGTTGCAAGTTCGGTAACTGCTGGCACTCTTCATGGAAATGGTGCAGGACTAACAGGTGTGAGTGGAGGTATATTACTAAGGAAATCATTTTACACAATTGCTAGACAATCTCTCGTTACAAACTTAGCATTTCCTGCTGATGATACTGTTCCTCAAATTACAGAGGGAAATGGATTCTTCTCTCAGGCATATACACCAAGTACGGCTAATTGTGATTTATACATATATTGCTCTGCTGGTATAAGAGAACGTAATAATGTAGCAGATGATGTGGGAATGGCATTATTCATTAGTGACCAGACAGATGCATTAAGAGTAGTAACTGATTATAATTCAGACAGTGTTGTTCATGGTGCTAATTTAATGATTACTCATAAAATGCCATCTTGGGGTGTATCAGAAAAAACTTTTTCACTTCGCACACATAAAGCTAATTCAGTAAATTGGGCAGCATTTGGTT